CGCGAGACATCCTTCAAGACGAGTCGTAAAGACCAACCTTGGAGATCGAACCTAATCGATTAGCTACCATTAGTATGCCATTTAAGGCAGTACCTGAACACGAGGACGAACGTCCTCCTCAGCGGCAGAGCCGCGCCCAGTCCCTAAAAGGGCTGGGCCCACCCGAGCTTGATACCGACGGACTCGGGGCGTCCATAACGCTCCAAGTGCCTAGGGTCAATGAAGGGTGAGTCACCCCTCTTGAGTAAGCACTTCATCAACGCGGGCACACCATTCAATGGTGACTTGCGCGGTACAGGACGAACTCGTATGCCTTTGACAAGAGGCTTATGGAGTTTTCTACAATATCTCTGAGATTCGTATCCCAGAAATGAGTAGAAGCCTGTGATGGGAGAGTCTTCTGAGACAAGCGGAGTAGGTGCAAATCTACTCAACTCTTGTCCCAGCATCTTCGCAGACTTCCAGAGACCAGCCTTGTAGAGCTGGTTTCGTAGTGAGAATGCAGAGATGGTCTCCTGAGTGTTACGAAGTGATGAGGGAAGCATACGACGTACATATGTTACAGTAACATCTGTACCATCGTAATAATCCCTTCCACAGGATTCTCTGAACTTGCCAGTCCAGAAACTCTTGCGGATATTTACTTTAAAGCCAAAGCTTTGAAGTTCATGCACCACTTCACGCACAATATCTATGGGAACGATCATATCGTCACCATAGACGCGCACCGTTTCGCACAGAGATTTGATCTCTGAGCGATGAAGTGAACGACAAACCTTACGTTCCATGCCCAGCGCAATAAGTGTCAAAAACACCATTGCCTCAACAGGGAAACATAAGGCTGAGCCCATAGACGCGAACTTGGAAATGGTGCGAACACCATAACCAGGAACGTCGGCGCGAAGAGATCTACAATCACTAACCGCATCACGAAGATGAGGGAAGTTTTTGAAGATACTCATAGCAAGCCGATTGGAAACACGGTCACTTGCTTCAGAGAGATCAAGAGTCGCGAG